AGCAAAGTCAATATTACAAGTACAACTTGCAGTAAAAGACTTCATGATTTCCGCACCAGCAGTCAGAAGAACTGACTGTGAAGGGATTTCAAGTAGTTGGAAGATGTCACCGTTAGCAATGGTAGCACCTGCAGCAATCATAGCATCAATATCTAAGATTGCTTCAATGGTTCGTACAGTATTACCAACTACTGTTGGGACAGCAAGAACGTTTGCCCCAACACCAGCAGTAGAACTGAGAGTCATATCAAAAGTAGCCATAGTTTATATCCTCTCTATGCTGCGTTATAACGGGCAGTGACGATTGCTTCAGGGCGAAGAATCTTCCTACCGTATAGATGCATGCCACGAACAATGTCAGCAAAGCTGTCAGGGTCACGATATGTCTCTGTCTTGTTGATTTGCTCAGCTGTTGCTACAGAAGAATCATGTCCTGCAATAATAACACCGAAGTTTGTCAACTGGTTAGCTGTACCTGATGTACCTGCTCCAGTGCCTAGTGCTGGCAAATTGGAAGAGGAATATACACGAAAGCCGTGGAAGTTGTTAAGGGTAAGACCATTACGCAAACCACCTGATTCACCGAAGTCTGCATTCATGAACCGTGAGTCCTCGTCTGCGAGGATTTCCATAAATACCGGGTCAACTACAAGCCACCTACCTTGTGAGTCAACCTGTTGCTGATCAAGCAAACGCTTCATGCGTGAGACAATCATAGCAGGAGAAACAGTAGCCGTTGGTAACGAGGTAGCACCGGGCATACGAGCAGTCACAGGAATTGAGTGAGTGCCAGCAGATGCAGTGGAAATATTTCCAAAGTCACCTTTGTGAAGCTGCATAGATGCAAGCAATTCGTTTGCGCCTGCAGAGCTTACAGCCTTAGTGCCATTGACAGTAGTATTTAAAGCATTGGCTTTGCTGTGCAAAGAACCCTGCTTATAGCCAGCCATGTAGCCAAGTACTTCTTGGTCATGGTTGTCTGCCAAACGATAGGCAGCACGGTTGGTAGCAAGATCCATGAAGTTCACATGCGAATGCGCGTCTTCAATATCGTCCATCTTAAAGGCAAAATAGTTAGCCTTATCAATGACTAAGTTAAAATCGTCATCCTGCAAATCTTGTGCTGTGACATTTGTGCCACGAGCATATTCACTTACAGAAATTTCTGGCTCTTTGATAATTTTTACTGTGTCACCTTGACTAGCAATTTCCCCAAAATAATCTGAGTTAGTAATATCACCAACTACAGTAGATTTACGGAAAGCTAGCTGTACTTTTTTAGAATAGATTACTGGGCTGAAGTTACCATTTGGTAAGTTGCCGTAACCTGTTGCGGTTGTAAAAGCCATGGGATAAATCCTCCATTAGGTGTTTGGCTTATGATTAATAAGCTAAACTAACCGATAAGAGGCTGTACTTTTTAGGGTGCATATAAGTGTAAGTCATAAGGATCAGTTATGTAACTCAGGTTATACGGGCCTATACTAGTTCAGGTGAGTCTTATATAGTTGGTGTGTTTAGACTTAGCGAGGTAGTGTTGTATTAAGTGCAAGGTAGTCTTTCTTACGAGAGGCTTGTCACTTAATGTAGAGACACCTATAGTTATACTAGGTACACTATAGATGTCAATGCCTTATTTACTATTATCGTGCACCGCCTGTCATATCGTAGTCAAACTTTCCTGCACGGATTGCTTCCATAATAGCATCTGATTGTTTATCATACTGAGCAGCAGACATCTTATGTACCTGCGACTCAGAGAAATTTCCAGTGGAGTCACTCTGGTCTGGCCTAGTTGTACGCTTAGTTACAACAGCAGAGGCTGCAGCTTTAGAGGACTTCTTCCTAGTCTTAGTGTCTAACCCTTTGTCTACTTTGTACAAATCAATTACACGAGTAACAGACGCTGGGTCTTCAGAGTTCTCGTATAGAGCATCCTGTACCCACTTAGGTTGTTCGCCTGCCCAATCGTGAAACTCATCACTACTACGCAGTTCGTTGAAGTCAGGGTGCATAGCCCTAATCTCATCTTCCATCCTATTGCGGTCTGACTCAGCAGTAATACGGTCAATCTCTTGTAAGCGGCTCTCTGCACCAGAAAACTTCTCTTGTGCTTTCTTCTCTGCAATACGCTCAACAATAGCAGCTACATCAGGATACTGTCGTGCCCATGCCTCAATGTCTTCATCAGACTTAGGAGGGCGTATGTCACCACGCTCTTGTGCGTTATCTAGCTGAGCCTTGATTGCCTTAAGCTCTTCTGCTTGTTTGTTCTGGTGACTACGTAAGTCACTATAGCGTTTCTTATAGGTACGCTCTTCGCCTGATAGTTTCTCATCACCGTCTTCAGTGGCAGCTTCAGGCGCAGCAGCTTTAGGCTGTTCCTCTTCTGCTTCTTCATCACTGTTCATCAAGTCATTAAGCTCCGCTTCCTGTTCTTGTATGCGGCGCTTGTTAGCGTTATTGTAATTAGGATCAACGAATCCTGCTGAGCGTGGAGTTTCCACTGCTTGTAGTTCTGCCATAGTATTTCCTTTATGTGGGGCCAGCCTTAGCTGGGTAGCCTTATTGTTGTTGTCGGAGTAGTATAGTTATTTCTTCTTGGTCTTCTTCTTAGGTCGAGATACGAATCCACCTTTGTTACCTACATAGTAATCATCATTAGATGTTGGAGTTGTCGGAACGTTGATGCCAGTTGACTTAGCATAATCTCTGTTTGAAGTTGCTAAGTCTCTCTCTGCATCAGCCCTACTCATCAAAGCCTCCATAGCTCTATTTTGATCCTCGTCCCCACCACTTGCTTGACCTGATACTGTATCTGTTACAGTCTGTTCATACCAAGGTGTACCTTCAGGATTGTCTATTTTTCTTTTATCAGCAAGGGATTTTTCCATACGTGATTTATTGTATTTTATTATTTGTTCTTGGCCAAATTGAGTTCTGCTTACATCGTTTATGATGTCTTGAGTTTTATATTTATTGTTATCTCCTGTTATGTCACCCTTAATTTTCCTATCATCTACATAAGAATTTAGTTGTGTCTGTAGCTTTTTTGCTCTATCTTTCTCTGCATTAGTCGTTGCTATAGATTCTAACCATTTAATATTGGTTTGGGCCTGCCTTGCTTTATCTAGGTAAATACCATTTACAAAAAAGTTGCCAATAAAACCAGCCCTTAACAATTCCTGACCACCAGTTTCTTTATCGTCTATTGAATCCATCGTATTATTTGCAAGAAGATCAGGATCTGAGTAGTCATATTTACCCGTCCAAGACTTAGGATCAGCAGGAGACAGGCTATTCATAAATGCATTTTGTTCTTGGTCTCCACCAGAGGCATAGAAGGAGTCAGGCATTCTTGTTGCTGTCTCACCATTAGGTTTAGTGTAAGACTCTCCAATAGCAGCCCCACCAAACCTATCCCCAGCTGGGCCTACACCGCCTGTTCCCATACTTGCATTTGTTACTACAGGTGCTGACCCTAAAATAAAGCCAGCAGGCACAGCTGTAATAGGACCATTGGCGTTATGTGCAATCTGCATGGTTGCATTTGTGGTAGGATTATAGTAAGACACCATTGTAGTCTCACCACCACCCATACCGGGAGCAGTAGGTCCAAAGGTAGAAAAACCTAATCCATAATTTGCTGGGTTAAATCCACCTGCAGCAAAGCCAGTTGACTTTTCTTCTAGCAGTTCTTCTGATACAGTGTCTGTATTAGCTTGTTTAATGTCAGTAGGGTTCATGTTAGCTTGTGTAGTATTTACTGCAACGCCCCGCTTAGATAGCTCTTGCATCAAGGCAGGGTTTGCATTAGCAGCTACCATAACTTTCTCAATGATAGAGTCCATACGAGTAGGGTCATTGTACAAAGATTCAGTCAAGCCACCTGCAGCGAAGCCAACAGCCATACCTTTAGCATTCATACGAGAGTTTATCATAGGATCATTCTTAGCAGCAATAGCCATCTTATCCATCAATCCACCCTCGTAAGCCCCTGTAGTAAGAGCCTTCTCAAGTGCAGCAATATCTTCTTCACTAATGTCCATGCCTTGTGGTGGCATTGCAGCCATATCTACAGGCTCACCTCCAATACGACCATCATCATCCATCTTAGCTAAACCCATCTTAGCTTTTGTCCGTAGGTCTTCAAAGAACTTTACACCAAAGAAACGTACAACGTCAGCAGGTACAACGTACTCACCTTCACTTAGCTTAGCATCAATATCATCACGAACTTCTACTGGCAGTGATCCCGGAGGAACTTCATTGCCTGACACAGGGTCTACCTGTGGGGCTTGACCGTTAAGGGCCATTTCCATCTGATCACTTATTGCCATTAACTTCATCCCTCAAATATTTAAGCTTGCGTAGCATTGCTGCCTCACCTTGACATCGAAACATATCATCTGTCTTTGTGACTTGTTCCATCTTCTTGTGTACTTGTAGTATCTTACTCTCTAGCATTTCGCAGAACTCATCCCACAAAGGCTTGTCGTTTACTAACTTCTGTAGTTTCATCTGTCAGGCCTCTGCACTAAGCCACCTTCGTTAAAACGAGGTTTATCAGTTAGGATATCTATATCAAGATCTCTAATGAATATTTCAAACCCGTCATAAATACCGTCTTCATACTCAAGATCACGAGTACCTGTTTGTATTTTTCCTTCACCTAATTCGTTTTGTAAAGATTTAACAGCTTTCTTTACAGCCTTATTATAAGTATTCTCAAAAGCAATGCTGCTACCTTTTACAAGACTGCTATCTCTAGCTGCTAAAAGTTTTTTAACAGGTGGTATAACAATAAAATCTACCCCAGTATCTTTAGCTTCAAAGATTAAAGCTTGTAGTAATGACCTTACGTAATCTGTTGTACTGTTTAAAGGTGCTTTACCCTCTGCAAGGTTTTGTACTAAGTCACTCTGTAACTCTTCTACTAAAAAGAAAGGCTCATCATAATCATAGTAAGAGACACGACTGTGGGCCAATGTATTAAAGTCGTAATGAGTTTCTACATTTACAGTAGGAGCTTTAGATGTATTTCTATTGTAGTCTAACGTCATCTCAAAGTAACCAGAAGGCTCGTCTAATAATTCTTGACGTTGCTCAGCAGTGTATTTAGAAGTACGTACATTAGCACTGATAGTAAATCCTTTTTGAGTAGCCTCTTCTAAAGCCTCTCCTTTAGTATAGTATTTAGAACCTTCTAGTATCTCTCCCATAAAGTCTGTTTCAGACTTCTTAACTTTAGGTGCTCTTTTTCGTACAAAAGATTCTATATTTTCCCCACGAGTACCTTTAGTAGAAATAGGTGCGGCTTCTAAAGAAGAGAGTACAGGACTATAGAACGTAGTTACTTCTCTTTCTATAGCACCCGCATTTGGTTGAAAATCAGTAGTAAGACCTAGTGCAGTAACATCTACACCACCCTTCATATTTTCAATAATGTCTTGTTCTGCAGGAATAAAGTCTACGTCATCTGTCTGTTTGAACACAGGATTAAACTTAGGGTTATCTGTGATACCCAGCATAGAGCTTAACTCTTTAGCTATGATCCTACTTAGTCCAGCCATTACTGTACGTTCCCACTAAAGCCTTGCTCTCCGGGCGCTGCAGCAGCACCAATGCCAATGTTACCA